CTGCCTGCCGGTGCCGCCTGGGGTGGGGCACGCTGGTGTCCGGTCGGCCGTGGGCCGGTGGGTTACCAGGCTCGGGATGCCTGGCGTCCTGCTGGTCTGCCGATCCTGCGCTTTGCGTGCTGCCGGTACCAGCGGGTGGCGACGGCGGTCATGGCCGGGTCGCGCATGTCGCGGACGCGCTGCATGACGATGTCCTGGCCTGGGTCGACGGTGACGACCTCGGCGTCCAGCCGCTTGTACCGGGCGAGTGCCTTGGGGCTGGGCATGGTGTGGATGAGGTAGACGTCCACGGTGTCCCGGTGCTTGACGGCCTCGTCGATGGCGGCGAACCGTGCCCGGTGTGCGACCTTCAGCAGGGTTTCGTCGTGCTTCCAGCTGGGCGCGCCGGGCCCGGCGAGGGCGAGGGCCAGGCGGTCCAGGTCGATGACGATGTCCGTTGCCCGGGCGCGGGCGGTGATCCAGCTGGACTTGCCCCCGGCAGGCGGACCGGTGACGACGTAGAGCACGCTGCGTCACCTCCCGGTCAGGGCCGCCACTCCTCGCGGTAGCCGGGACGGTCCACATACGGCAGCGCGAGCAGTTCGACCGCGTGACGCAGGGCGCTCACGGAACCAGTCAACCGGTCGTAAGCCACCATCGCGGGCCCCGAGCTGTTGAACTCGCTCACCAACGTCTCGTAGGAGCTAAGCATGCGTCGCTTGGCGTCGATCTCGCCCAGCACCCGGCGCGGGTTGTACTCCGCGACGTGCTTGCCCACTCCCGTCGTAACGTCGCAGATGAGGTCGGCGCCGCGCGCGGAAACGACCTTGCCACCCAGATCATCATCCGGCTGGTACTCCCAGTCGAGGTTCATCTTGCCAAGCGAGTCGTCAGCCCCCCGCACGATCCGCTCGTCCTCGTCGAGCTGGGCACGCAGCCACTGCACCAGGTCGTCCATGCCGGTCATGCTCTCACCATCGGCGTGAGGACCGTACCGGCTGGCGTCGGTGGTCGGTGCGGTTGCCGCGGGCGCTGTTGCAGCGGCGGTGCGCTGAGCGGGCGTTGGCGGGGTCGAGGAGGTCGCCGCCGAGGCTGAGCGGGACGGCGTGGTCGAGGGTGAACGCCTCGGGGTGGCGGCCGGCTTCGGGGCCGGTGATCCAGTAGGCGATCTCGCCGCCGCACCACCAGCAGGGCAGGCCGAGGGCGCGCTGATGGGCAGTGAGTCTGCGGTAGGGGCGCCCGTTGCGGGGGTTGCCGGCCACGGGCGCCTCCTCGCGGTCAGGGGCTCGTGACAGGCAGCTCGGTGCAGGTGGGGTCTTCGAGGCAGGCGTCCATGCGATCTCGGTTGGCCTGGTTGCGTTGGAGCATGGCGTCGGAGTACATCTCGGCGCTCTGGCCGGGGACCTGGTCGCAGACGGCCGGTTCGTCCTCGATGCCGGGGCTGCCCTTGGCTTCGAAGAGGTCGAGCCAGGCGTCAACGCAGGCCTGCCGCGCGGCTGCTCGGTCAACGGTGGGGGCCGCCGTGGTGACTGTGACGGTCACGGCTGGCTTCTCGGGATGATCGCTGCTGCTGCAGCCGGTTGTAAGCGTGGCGACGGCGAGCAGGGCGGTGCCGACGAGCGTGCGAGTGTTCATGGTCCCCCCAAGGACGGTTGCGGCTCGCGGGCATCATCCGTCGACGGAGGGCGTGTTGGGGGCGGTGTGGCTGTCCTGTGACACGGCGAAGCCCCGGCCGGGGGACCGAGCCGGGGCTTCGTCGTGTGTCTGTGGTGCCGGTTGAGGGCACAGTTGTACGCCGAGATCGTGACACGCCGCTGACCTGCGGTCAAGCGGCCTTGACTGCGGCACGTTTGGCGGCGAGCGCGGTGACGTCCTCCACGGCGTACCAGGGCTGTCGCGGTGTGCCTCCGGAGCGGCTGAGCTTGCCGCGGTGGACGAGCTGCCGGACGGCGTCGAGTTCGACTCCGAGCATGCGCGCGGTCTGGTGTGCGGTGAGGTGGCCGGGCCGGATGATCTGCGACTCCATGGCTCCATGATGCAGCGGGCCCGCCACAACCGGTGTGGTCGTGGCGGGCCCGGAGAGCGTGTAGGACTGTGGCTACTCGTCGTTCTCCTTGGCGCCCCAGGCTTCGCACGCTGCGTCCAACTCGGCGTGCCCCTCCCAGGTGTCGCCGATGATCCCGCCAGCCCAGCCGCGCCACTGGCCGAGGTTGTAGAAGGAGCCCGGCTGGATCTCGCGGGCGATGACCTTGCGGGCGGCCTCGACGACGGCGGCCGGGCTGGCGTAGCCGTACACCGGCAGGTCCGTCGGGTACTCGTTGGAGCCGTCGTCCTTCATCTCGGCGAACTGCCAGACGGGGCCCTTGTCCGGCTCGCCGTCCTCGATGCCGGTGTGCCACTCCCAGATCAGCAGCAGCCCGTGCGGCCACGCCTCGGCGTCGCTGGTGTGGAACATGTCCAGCTCGATGACGGCGTTCAGATAGCAGTACGTGCCGCGGGTCTCGCAGTCGTCGGTCCGGATGTCTGCGGTCGTGATGCTGGCGGTGTCGAGGGCGACGGTGACGGCCTCGATGTAGTCGTCGTGGGGCAGGGTGCGCATGGTGGTCAGCCCTTCTTCGGCTTGGCGGGGGTGGCCTTCTTGGCGGGCTTGAGCCAGCCGCCGCGCGAGGCCTGGTAGGTCGTCTCGTGCCCCTCGAGGCGGGGGTCGTCCTTCTTGATGGGCTTCGGGAATCCGAGTGCCATGATGGCGGTCCTGTCTCTTCGTTGGGATGGGACCGGGGCGGCCGGTAGCTGGCAGGCGCGGGCCGCCCCGGGGTCTACTTCGCGGCCTTCATCCAGCGCACGAGCGTGCGGTGGGGGCGTTCCTCGTCGGGCACCGTCTCGAAGCCACGGCTGTTGTTGTTGTCGTTGTTGTTGCTGGTCAACGGCCCCTCTTGGGCGGTCTCGTCGCCGGGGGAGGGGAGGGGAGGGAAGTCGTCCTTCTTCACGCCCGGGGAGACGGCCACCGGCCGGCCCTTCATCCGCACCCCTCCAGAGGTGGGGATGCGGGCCGCTGCGAGGGCCTCCTTCACGGCCGTGGTGGAGGTCTTCAGGTGGTCGGCGAGGGCGGTGGTGTGGGCGTGCGGTGCGCCCACCTCGTGGAGGGCCTGGACCAACTGCTCGCGGGTGATGCCGTCGGGGGTCGGGACGGGCTGCTCCGGGGCCTCGTCGGGGACCTCGACGGAGGGCTGCGGCGCAGGCTCCGCCGAGGCGGTCGGGTTTGGCAGGCGCAGGCCGAGGACGATGGCGGTGACGAGCCACCCGACGGCGACGGACGGGACGGTGATGTCCCAGCCGGGCCAGCCTCGGAGGAACCCGACAGCCAGGGCCACTAGGGCGAGGCGGAGAAGCGGTCCCTCGGCGATCCAGAGGGCGATCAACCGGCTGATTGCGCTGGAGCCGGTCCAGATGGCGACCCAGATGCGCATGTCAGCCGCCCACCATCATCAGGACGGCGGCGCCGAGTTCGGACGGCATGGCCCAGATGGTGCCGTTGCCTGCGGCCGGCCAGACGATGCCTGCGATCAGGCCGAGGATCGCTCCTCGCAGGGGGGTCATCTTCCAGCACATCATCAGGATGAGCAGGACCAGGGCGACGGCGCCGATTCCGACGTTGCCGAACGGTCCGCTCCCCTGGCCTACGCCGAGGCCGGTCAGTCCTTGGCTGGTGATCTTCTCCGGGTTGGCCCAGATGGATCCGGCCGCGCTGAACGCGGTGGAGGCGACAAACCCGCAGATCATCGCAGGGTTGTCCTTGAGCTTGACGCGGCCTTGTCCCTTGACGCCGAGCACGAGGAACAGGGCCAGGGCGAAGGCGAGGCCGCCGGCGCCGAGCGCTCCGAAGGCGGCGCCGTCGGCTGCTGCGAGGTACACGAGGACTCCTACTGGAACGGGTTGGGCGCGTGCAGCGCGGTGGCGAGCAGGGCGGTAGCCATCGGGATGCGCAGGGCCCAATGGGCGGCGGGGCGGAGACGGGTGGGCAGGATGCGCACGTACCGCTCCCCCAGGACCTCGGCGCCGATCCAGCCGAACCCTGTGAGCGCCAGGCCAGCGGCTGGTGCCCCGGGGCCGAGGGTGTTGAAGAAGGCGGCCATGGAGTCGTAGAGGCCGAAGGACCAGCCCACCCCTGCAGCGGCCCCGTGGGCCAGGAACCAGCGCCGGGCACGGGTTCGCCGTTCGGTGGCGTGGGTGTCAACGGGCTCCGGCGTCGGCGGTGGGGTGACCGTGATGTGGAAGCTAGGCGGGAGCCCGCTCCCCTGGTCGGGCTGGGGCTGTTCGGCGGCTGAGTCTTTGCCGACGGCCCACCAGTGGGGCTCCTCGTCGGGGGTGGGCATGGGTGTCCTTCGCGAGATGTCGTGGGCGTGCCCGAAGGGGCGTGCGTGGAGGGCGCGGAGGTAGGACTGGGCGCGCAGCTCGTCGCCGTCGGGGGACGGCTGCGTGCCCATCACGCGTCCTGCCTGGTGGTTCACTGGCTGCTCGGGCCGATCGGCATCGGCTGGATGCGCCACAGCACCTCGGAGGCGGGCAGCGCGGTGGGCGCCCCGTGGGTCAGCCAGCCGTCGCGGTGCGCGCCTTCACGTTCGGCGGCCTTCTCGGCTTCCTCCCGGCTGGGGTGGACGCTGTGCAGCTCGCCGCGGCGCATCAGGACGAAGACGCGCTGCTGCGCGACGGCCGTCTTGCGGGCGGTGCGAAGCAGCTTGCGCAGGACGGCCCGGTCCTCGGTGTCGAGCAGCTGCTGGGCGCGCAGCGTCTCCAGCTCGCCTGCGGTGCGGGCGGCGGCGGTGGCGAGGCGGGCATGCTCGGCGCGCAGGTCCTCGAGGGCGGTCTCCGCTCGAATCGCGGAGGTGGTGGCCGTCTGGGCGTCCTGCTGGTGCTTCTCGGCGTTGGCTCGGGCGTCCTGGGCGGCCGTCTCGGCCTCGGTGATGTCGGCACGCAGGGCACGCAGGGTGCGGGTACGAACGATGGAGATCATGAGAGTCCTCGGGAGTCTGAAAGGACAGGTGAGCGGGGCCGGACGCGCGGCGGTGAGCGGCAGCGCGGCCAGGTGGAGCACCAGCAGGACCCCGGGGGGATCCTGCGCAGGTGCCTTCAGACCGGCACGCCCGCGTAGTCGGGCAGGTCGTCCGGGTGGAAGAGGTTGCGTCCTCGGGCGTCCTTGCTGTGGACGTGGATGCGTCCTGCGGCCACCCAGGAGCGGACGGTGGACTGCTCGATGTCGTAGTGCCGGGCGACGTCGGCGGACGTCATGAGGGGCGGCTCGGGCGGGGGTGCGTCCTGGGTGTCCTCGGTGTCCTGGGGCGCGTCCTGGGCGTCCTGCCCGGTCGGATCGGCCAGCGCCGGGCGGGCGACGATCGGGAGCATGCGGGCGCCAGGCGGGACGGGTGAGGGAAAGGGCGGGACGCTCGGGGACGCGGGTGCGTCCTGGGTGTCCTGGGCGTCCTCGGCAGCGTCCTGCCAGGGCGAGGGCAGGTCGATGGTGGCGAGCGCGGCAGCGTGCCGGCGGGCGGCGAGCAGCTCCAGCAGCTTGGTTCGCTGCTCGTCGCTCGCGCCGGCCTGGGCCTTGCCGACGGCAACGGACAGGCGTCGGGCCACTCGGTTGCGGCCGTGGGCGTCGGGCTTCATGTCGGCGAGCTTCGCGGCCAAGCCCACGGCCTTCACGGTCCAGCGGTCGCGGGTGATCTGCTCGGCGCTGCGGTCGCGGACGGCGAGGCCGAGCCGGGACAGCAGCCGCTCGCGGGCCTCGCGGGCCAGTAGGGCGGGCAGAGAGGCGGAGGTGGCGTCCGGCTTGGCGTGGCGCAGCTCGATGCCCATGGCGAGGTGCCAGAGGAGGGCGGCGAGGACGGGGCCGACGACGGCGCGGACGGTGCCTCCGACGATGCCGGACTCGGAGTAGGCGGGGATGACCTGGACGCCGGTGATGAACCAGACGAGGGTGCCGGGGACGCCCGGGACGCCGTGATCGCGGAGGTTCTGGCGGGCCATGAGGGCGCAGGCGAACAGGGCGAGTTCCGCGGCGAGGAACAGGGCGGCGCGTTCCTCGAGGGACGCCATGTCCAGCTGGTGCTCGGCGAAGCGCCACGAGGTGTCGCCGCTGTATGCGGTGCAGGCGATGGCGCCGAGCGCGGCGACCATGACGGCGGCCGGGGTGCGCTCACTGGTGCGGGTCCGGCGGGAACGCAGCAGCGGCAAGGTGAGCGCGGCGAGCAGCAGCAGCGCGGCGCCGGCGGTGACGATGAGGTTGGCCTGCGCCCAGGCGGTGAGGGTGCTCATCGGCGCTCACCCCGCTCGGCGTCGAGGGCGGCGAGCAGGCCGTGCAGGACGTAGTGCAGGCCGTAGGCGGCCCGAATCATCGCGTCCTGGTCGTGGATGTTCGCCTGGGCCTTCTCGACGAGGACCTCCCGGGCCCGGTCGATGGCCTGCTCCAGCGGCGGGACGATGACGTGCGGGTCGTTCTCCGGGTTGTGCAGCGGGGTGTAGGAGGTGCTCATCGGCCGGCCGCCTCGGCGGCGTGCGCGCGGCCCAGGGCGAGCTGGTCGCGGGCGGCGCCGGCGGAGGCCGCACGGTTGGCGGCGGCCTGCTGGTAGTCGGCGCGGCACTGGGCGTGCAGCTCGGCGACGCGGTCCACCTGGTCGTCGGTGCCCGCGGGGACGGTAGGGTTCTTCCGGGTCATGAGGAGGTCAGCTCTCTCTCGTGATCAAGTGGTGGTCCCGGACGAGCGGTAGGGTCGCTCGGTCCGGGGCTGCCCGCTTTCCGGGCCTATTCGGTTGTTCTCGGGGAGCTGGCCGGGCGTAGGGTGCCCGTTCCGTGCTCGCGGATTGATCTTCGTACTGCGCTTGGGCTGATGCCGAGGGTGCGGGCGACTTCCGACTTGCTGCCCAACTCCCTGACGCCTTCTTCGAGCGCTTCCGCTCGCCTCTGTGCGCTGGCAGAGATCAGGTTCAACAGCCGTTTCTGTCGCCGGTCCTCGGCTTCAACCCGTGCGCGCCAATCGGTTGTTGGCACGCAGGACACGCTACTAGAACCCTAGGGTTCTAGGCAAGCGTTTCGCTCGGCTGGAAGTGCTTCAGCATCAGGTAGTCCTCGGGCCCGTACTCGGTCCCGCACCACCGGCACTTCAGCTGCGTCTCGCCCGGCAGGCGTGAGATCGCAGCCCCGCACACCACGCCCTCCCCCACGAGGGCGACGCAGTAGCCGATCCGCTGCGGCCGCGGTTCCGGGTCGCCGACGATCGAGCGGACCTGGCTGTTCAGCTCGGCAACTTCGCGGGCGAGGTCGCCGGCCGCCGGGTACTGGGCGACGATCCAGTCCAGCTCTTGGGCGAGCCATCGGCAGTCGGCGTCCAGCCGGGCGGGTGGCGTGGCTCCGCGGTGGGGCCAGCGCAGCCGCCGGACGTCCGCCCGCCACGAGTGAACAACCTCGGTCGCGCGGGTCCAGTTCACCGTGTCGAGGACGTCCTCGTTGACGGGCGAGCGGGGGCCGGCCGCGCTCTTGGTGGCCACGATGTCGCCCCAGCCGGTGCGGCGGGGCACGAGGCATTCGCCGACCTCGGCGTACAGGGCGGGGAGTTCTTGCAGCCGCGCGGCCAGCTGCTCCCGGTGCCGGTTGCACAGGTAGCCACTGGCCGCGTTGCCGCACAGTTCGCAGGTCACGGTGCGCTGGTCTCCTTGGGCTCGGCCAGGGCAGCCCGCAGCTCGACGGCCGCGCCGCCGTAGGCCCGGAGAATCGCCCACCGTCGGGCGAGCCGCTCGGCCCGCTCCACGGCGGCCTCTGCCGCCAGGGCTCGGGTCTTCCACTCGTCGCCGCGGCGCCAGCCACGGTTCGCGTTCTCGTACAGCTCGTCCAGGGCGTCGTCGGTGATGCTGTCGGCGGTGTAGCGCTGCGGGCTCATGCGGCTTGGTCCTTCCTGGTGCAGTGGGGCAGGTCGTCGTGCTCAGTGCCGCAGCTGGTCCACCAGCGCTCGCAGCAGCCGTCTTCCAGGTCGGTCCTCGCATGGCTCGCCCAGGTGCGGAGGCGGGCGGCCCGTTCGGCGCGCACGGCAGCGGCGCGGCGTTCGTCGGAGGCGACGTACTCGCGGGCGAGGGCGACGCCCAGCAGCAGTGAGACGGCGACCAGGCCGGCGGCGTGCCACGGTGCGCCGTTGCGCGCGGCGTTGGTGGCGCAGTGGGCGGTGAGCAGGGCGGCGAGCAGGTAGGCCCAGCCGAGGGCGCGGGTTGATCGGGTCACAGGTACCTCCCGGTGAGGGGGATGGTGGTGATGCTGTGGCGCTGGCGGGCTGTGAGGCCCTGGCCCCACAGGTCGGCGGCCCAGCGGGGGCGGGGGAGTTCGCAGCGGCAGGTGCCGGTGGCGGCGAGGAAGTGGCCGCGCGGGCAGCGCGGGCGGTTCACGGCTGCGCCTCGTCGGCGTCGAGGCTGTGGCCGGGGCACCAGACGCCGGGCCTGTCGGCCCACTCGTGTGCGTCGTGGTAGTCGTCGTGGCCGCACTGCCGGGTGCCGGTCTCGTCCTGGAACGGCTCCAACAGGGCGTAGGCGGCCTGACGGTCGCCGTGGAGGTACTCGACGGCGTAGTCGCCGAGCCGGTCTCGGCGCAGCCAGCCGCGCTGCTCGGCGACGAACCCCTTGTCGTCCCAGTGGCCGTCGCCGCAACTCAGGTCGCTGCTCCCGTTCTCGTCCGCTCGATCGATGCGTGAGGGCGGGAACCCGTACTCGATCGCCGTCTCGCGCGACCACACCCCGGCGGGCATCTCACACACGTTGGACCAGCCGACGTACACGTCCTTGTCGCGGTCGGGCTTGATGAGCAGGCAGCGCAGGCGCGGGTTGTTCGACGCCTTGACCTCGGCGAGTTCGGCGGTGAGGTGGGCGTTCTCCTGCTCCAAGGCCACCGCGATCGAGCGAGCCCGTTCGAGGTCGGTGATGGCGTCCGGTTCGGGGTGCTTGGCCACCCACGCCCGGACGGCCTGGTCGATCTCCAGGAGAGCAGCGTTCCCCCGAGCCTGCGCCTGGTCGTTCTCGGGGCTGTCGGTGAGGGTCTCGGCGGCTCGGCGGACGGCGCGCCAGTAGGCGTTGCTGGGCTTCTCAACCTCGTTCATGAGCGCCATCAGGGCGAGGATGCGATCGCTGGTCATGGGTTCCTCCGTGGTGTGATGGGTGGGAGGCCGCCCCGCAACTCGACTGCGGGGCGGCCGTCGTGGTCAGCGGCAGATGGGGCACACGTGGAAGGCGTCCGTCGACTCGTGGCAGAGGTCGACGCAGCGGCGGCAGAACGGGGTCTGGGCGTGCTGGGCGCGGCCGTCGAATCGGGTGTCGCTGGGGTCGAACGGCTGCTGGCACTTCGCGCACTTCGCCTGCTTGTCCTCGGCGGTGGGCGCCTCGATCCGGAGCGCATGCAGGACGGCGTTCAGGATCGTGCCAGGGTCGGCGACGGCCTCGCCTGCAGCGCCCTCGATCGCGTGCCAGGCGCGGTCGTGCTCGTTCGGGGTGAGGACGCGCCGGGCGGGCTGCGTCTTGGCGACCTGGCCGGTGGTGGGAGCCTCGTAGGCGTTGGTCGTCTCCAGGACCGTGGCGTGACCGACCACCTTGCGAACGGCGGCGGCCGGGCGCCGGTCGAGGGCCTCGATCCAGGCGACAGCGACGGCGGCGACCTGGACCAGCTCAGTGCGCAGCTTGGCCGGGTCGTTCTCGGCGATGGCCTCGAAGACCTCTTCCAGCAGGACGTGGCCCCACGTGCCCTCGCCGTCGGCGAACGCGTCCTGGCAGCGCTGGCGCCAGAAGTCGGCGTGCCGGTCGCTGCCGTCGTAGCCGGTGCCGTCGGGGTGGTTCTGCTCGCCCCACTTGGTGTCCTGGGCGATGCGTTCGATGAGAACCTGCTGCAGAACGCGGTCGGTGACGATGCTCGGGTTCATGGGTTCCTCCGTGGTGTGATGGGTGGAGGTCCGGGCCTGATAGCGACAGGCCCGGACCGCTAAGCGGCGGGAAGAATGAGCTGACCGAGGACGCGACCGACGCGGTCCTGGTCGATGAGGTCGGCGACGTCGCCAGCCGACGCGCCGCGCGGCACCGTGATGCCGAGACGCCTGCACAAGCCCAACTGCTTCGGGCTGGGTTTCCCGGCCCTCCAACGGGCCTGCCTCGACACAAACGCCCCGGGCGCCAGCACCTTGGCCTGCTGCTCCAGCCACGCCAGCGCCTCCGGCAGCGGCCGGGCCACGTCGTCCTTCGGCGGGTGCACGCCGTGCGCCTCGGTCCAGCGGCGCATCCGGTACAGCCGGGTCCCGGGGTCACGCTGCAGGAACAGGAACATGGCGCCGGTCAAGCGGATGAACCAGATGCCGTCCGGGGTGCGCAGCCAGCGGATCGCCGACGAGCCGAACAGGTTGATCTCCTCGGCCTCGACCCGCGCGGCCAGGGTCCGACGCTTCTCGGCGGCCGCGGCCTCCTCGGCGACCTGGCGGAGGCTCTTGCCCGGCTCGGCCTGGCCGATCTCCCGTTCGGTGAGGTCGACCATGCTGGCGAGCTTGTGGCGGCTCGCGGCGCCCATGACGTCGAGCAGCAGTGCGTCGGTCTTGCCGGGTGCCGGCCGGAGCCCGCGGCCGACCATCTGCACGTACAGGCCCGGCGACTTGGTGGGGCGGGCGACCACGACGCAGCTGGTGTGCGGAGCGTCGAATCCCTCGGTGAGCACCATGCAGTTGGTGAGCACCTGGAGTTCACCCGCGGTGTAGCGGGCGAGGGTCGCGCGGCGCTCGTCGCGGCCCATGTCGCCCCACACCGGGGCCGCCTTGATGCCGACCGCGACCAGGGCATCGGCGGCGGCCTTGGCGGTCGCCACGGTCGGGGTGAAGACGACGCCCGGGCGGTCGGCGGCGTGGTCGACGTAGGCCTTGGCGATGGCGTCCAGCGCGCCGGAGTCCTCCAGGGCCTTGCCGAGCTGCCCGTCGACCAGGTCGCCGCCCCGGGTCTTCACCTTGTTGAGGTCGAGGGTGTCGACGGTGATGGCCTTGCCGCGAACGTCGCAGAGGTAGCCGTCGCTGATCATGTCGAGGATGTCGAGGCGGAAGACGACGTCTTCCCAGACCTCGGCCAGGCCGCCGTCCTCCCGGGTCATCGTCGCGGTGAAACCAGCCACCGGGACGCCGTCCCAGGCGCCGAAGTGCCGCAGCACCTCCATATAGGTGGGGGCCGCAGCGTGGTGGCACTCGTCCACGATGATCAGGCCGATATCCCGGATGGCCTCGCGACGACGGGCGACGGCCAGAGTCTGGACGCTGGCCACGATCACGTCGGCGTTGGCGTGATCGTCGCGCTGGGCCTTGACGATGCCGACGCGCAGCATCGGATCCACGGCAAGCAGCTTGGAAGCGGCCTGCTCGATCAACTCTTCACGGTGCGCGATGACGAGGGCTCGGCGGCCGCCGAGGCTGTCGAGCATCTGGTGGGCCAGGTGGGAGAACACGACGGTCTTGCCGACGCCGGTCGGGAGGACGACGGCCACGCGGTTCTTGCCGTCGGCCCAGCCCTGGCGCAGCGCCTCGATGGCGTCGAGCTGGTAGGGGCGGGGTGTGAAGGACATGCGTCACCTCGATTCGGTGGAGAGGAGAGAGGGGCGGTACGCGCTGCGTACCGGCTGCGTACCGGCTGCGTACCGGGCGAAAATGGGCTCTGACCTGCTGTTATGTCTCTCTCTAGAGACAGTGGTACGCAGGTACGCAGAAACAGACAGGGGTCGATGTGCGCAGGCACGCACGCACGCGCACGCACACGCGCCCACGCCTGAGGGGTGTCTTTTCCGGGCGGCTGCGTACCGGCCCGAAAGTGACGGCTGATACGCGCCTGACCTGCGGGAACGCTGGGGCGATGGTGGTACGCACCTCGTGCGTACCACCGGCCCGACGGCCCTCATGCCGCCTCGTCCTGCTCGCCGAAGGGCATGCCCTCGGGGGTGAACGCGAGGCACTTGGCCCGGGCGCCGTCGAAGCGACGGGGCACCAGGTGCGGCGGGCGCTGGCTCTTGAGCGTCTCCAGATACCCGGCGTCGACCCAGCTGCCCACGACCGCGTCGAGGGAGTATCCGGCCTCGGCCAGGATCTTGCGGACCCGCTCAGGCAGCAGGGCGACCGTCTGGACGCCGTTCTTCGCCGAGATAACGCCCAGCCACCCCGAGTAGGGCGGGCGCTCCCCGAGGGCCGCCCGGGACGCGCTGAACAGCTCGTGGGCGTGGCCCGCGACGTACTCCCGGAGGACATCCAGCGCCATCTCAGGCCGGTTGTCGGTCGGGTTGTGGGCGGTGAACAGGCCGCGCCACACGTCGTGGCTCAGGGACTCGTATGGCAGCAGCCCGATGCCGCACGCCAGCGTCTCAGCGAGCACCAGGGCGGCGACCATCGGCGCGCGCCGGTTCGTCATGTCACCGCTGCCGCGGAACTCGTCCACCAGCGCGCGGTGCTTCTGCTTCAGCACCTCGCGGCCATTCGGGTGGGCGAGGCCGCTGAGGATGTACTGGACGAACTCGGGGCCAGCGTGCCCGTGGTGGGTGAGGACACCTTCCCGGGCCGCAGCCGCGACCGCGCCGCCGTTGTCCCCGAAGGGGGCGATTGTGGTGCCGAGGATTCGGGCGGCCGCGCCCTGGCTGGTGGTGAAGCTCAGGGCCGGCCGCTCGCCGGACGACAGGAGGATGGTCTCCCAGGGCAGCATGTTGCCGAACGCGCCGCCGCTGCGGGCCTTCCCGTGGTTCATCGGGAGCTGGTAGAGGACCTCGTCGATCAGGGTGTCGTCGGTGACGGCCATGGTCTCGTCGAAGACGGTGACGATGCCGCGGACCAGGTTCAGCCGCTTCTCGATCGCGTACAACGTGGTGCGCCAGTTCGACATGGCGCTGGCGTGCTCGGACGGGTCTGCCCACACGCTGAGCGCGCACTGCAGGGCAGTCGTCTTGCCCTTGGTGGACCGGCTGGAGATGTCCAGCGTGAAGCTGTTCAGCCCGAGGGGCTTGAGCAGCGGGGCGGCGAGCGCGGCCGCCACGGCGACGCGTGGCACGGGGAAGCCGGCCAGCTGGGCGACGGTCTCCTTCCAGCCCTCCAGCGTCCCTTTCCGGGCGTGCGCGCGGGCCGGGCCGCGCTGCTCCTCGAACGGGACGTCGACCTTGATGCCGTCCTCGGGGCTGGCGACGAACGTGCCGTCGTCCTGCCACCCCAGCCAGCGAGCCAGCTGCTCGGACGGGATGCGGCCCACGTTGGTGGACTCGAACTCGGCCAGCCACTTCTCTACGGCCCGGGCGTCGCCCTCGACCGCCGGGAGGCCGGCACTGCCCAAGGTCTCGATCAGCTTGCGGCCGCGCTTCGCGGTCTCGCGGCTGACGATGCGGGAGATGCGGCGGGGCCGCCCCAGGCTCCGGTCGATCCACGAGAGCTCCACGTACTGGTCGCCCTCGGGGTCCTCGAACGTGGCCGTGACGACCAGCGGCGCGAAGGTGACGCGGATCCAGTTCTCGCCGCTGGTGCTGAGCACTTCCACGCCCCTGCTGGTGACCCGGTAGTCGTAGGGCGTGCGGACGGCCGAGGGGAGACCGAACGTGCTGGCGTAGTCGAACCCTTCCGGCCCCTCGGCGATGTCGGCCATCGGGTGCTGGTCTTCGTGCTCCTGCTCGGCAGGGGCCTCGGCAGGGGCGGGGTGCTCGGGCCGGGGCGCGGCCGGGGCGGCGCCGACGGTGGTGAGATGGCGGCTGCCGTAGCCCTGGCGGGCCAACTCCTTGGCGGCGGCCTTGTGGTCACCGCCGTGGTTGAGCAGCGCGTAGGCGCCGAACTTCGAGTAGGGCACCTCCGGCTCGAACTCGGATCCGGTGGCGAACACCCACAGCCGGTCGTGCTCGTCGCGCCCGGTGGTGGCCTTCACCCCGCCGACGCCGTCAGCCCATCCCCAGTAGGTCACGCTGCCGCGAGTGTTCAGCGGCCGGAAGACACCCCGCAGGACCTCGTCCCAGGCGGCCCGAGCCTCGAAGTCGTCGCCAGGCCGCAGGCTCCCGTCCGGCCGGGGCAGGGCAGGGCGCGGCGCCGTCCGCGGGGACTCGGCCGTGGGCATCGCGTCGAAGGCCTGGCACAGGGCGTAGACCGCGTCGAGGTCCTCCGCATCGAGGACGGCCATGCTCGTGGGGCCGCCGGCGAGCCGGATGTAGGGCTTGCCGCTGGGGTGCGTGGAACCGTGCGACGGGGCGATGACGACGAAGCCGCCCTCGCCGCGCGTCTCGATCAGGACCCGCACGATCTTCGTGTTCGGCTTCTCGGCGAGGCGCTGGCGCTCTTCCGGGGTGTACTCGTCTTCCCGTGCGAGGCGCCGTGCCAGCTTCTTGTTGGCGGCCGCGGGCCTGCCCTGGACGACGACCTTGTAGTGCACGCCGCCGGAGGGGGACTGGTCGGCCCAGCCGGTAGTGACGGCCTGCCAGAGGTCGCCGAGTCCGCTGTTGTTGGCCAGTTCGGTGACCTTGTCGAGGATCCCCTCCTGGAGGGCCAGGCCCTCGAACTCGATGAGTTCGACGTTGCCAGACACGGCGCCGGTGACGATGCCGATGCCGGTACGGCGGCCGTCTCCGAACCAGCGGTCATGTTCCTCGGGGGTGGACCGGGTGACCTTGTACTGGGTCCAGCTGCGGACGTCCGGGGCCTTGGTCCCGTCGGGCCGGACGGGGAGCGGGCACAGACCGGCGTCGTGCAGCTCGCGGGCGACGGCCCGGAGGTCTGGGGTGGTCTGTGAGTCGGTCAACGCTCGTTCTCCTTGTGGAACGCGGCCACGTGCACGTGCTTGATGCCGGCGATGAATGCGCGCAGCTCGTCGACGCCGTGCTGAGCGGCCGTTACCGGGCCTTCGCGGCGCTGAGAGCAGCCGGGGCGGAAGCACTCGTACCTGGCGCGCTTGCCTTCTAGGTCGACGGTCAGAAGGCCGTCGACCTGCTGGCGGCGGGGCGAGCGGCCCGGGGCGTCCCGGGCGCGCTCGGCGGTCACCGCCCTGCCTGAGTCGTGCGGGATGACCACGTCTCGACGTCCTCGACGTGGCCGGCCGCGATGGAGGCCTGGAAGTCGACGGCACGTTGTGCCTCTTCGTGTCGCTGGACGATCTCCTCGCGCAGCTGGAGCACCGTGGTGGCCGGCCGCTGTCCGGCCGGGATGATGGCCAGGCCTGCGCCGTCGGCGGTCCAGATGACGACCGCGCGGGGCAGCTGGTCCTCGTCGGCGGCCCGGGACTCGTGCAGCGTGATCCGGTGCTCTGCGGCCAGGACGCGCAGTTCCTCGCGTCCGAGGGTGTGCAGCACCCACGCGAAGACGGCATCGGGCTGGCCGGTGATGCGGACCAGGTCACCGATCGCGTCGAGGCAGTCGACGACGTCCCGCCCTGCGGTCAGCTTGGCGGCCTCGATGCTGGCCAGCGCGGCCTGAGGCGTGGTGGGCGGCTTCGGCGCCATGGGAAGCTCAGACATGAGCGGACCCCGTTCTCTACTTGCTGGTGTGGGCGGGCTGCTCGATAGGCGCCCCCGGCTGGACCCCGGGGGCGTCGCTGTTGGCGGCTGCTGCCGACTGGACCTCGGCAGCAGCGAGCGGGGAGAGGCCAAGGAAGGCGACCAGGTCGACCTTCCGCACGCGCTTGGCGCGGCCGAACTCGATGACCTCGATGGGGAATCCGCCCTCGCGGATCAGCTGGTAGCCGGTGCCCTCGCTGATGTTGAGGGCAGCGAACGCGGCTTTGACCGCGGGCATGGCGGGGAGTCCCATCACCTGCTCCGGGGTCAGCGCCTCGACCTTCTTGACGCTCATACGGCCTCCTTCTGAGGCCGTATGGGGATGAAGGCGCGGCCGGACCGCTCCATCGGTATGAACAGCACCAGGAGGTCCACGCCGAGTGCGGCGGCGATGGCCTTGGCCTTGTGCTCGGGCACCATCCGCTGGGTGCCGGACATGAGGGCGCCGATGGTGCCGTCCGCTACGCCAGCGACGGCGGCCAGTTCGCGGCTGGAGATGGACTCGCCGGTTCCGATGCGCTCCATGAGCATCTTGAGTCGGTCGCCGCTGACGACCGCGTACATCGTGGGTGGGGATTCGCTCACGTTCACCTCGCTGGACAACTTGTCCCACTTGCGGGACAGCGATGAACGGAGCATCACACGCACTGAACGTTTTGTCCAGCGTATGTGACAGCACTTAGGGTTGCTTAACTTATTGGTCAAAGATTCAGGGCGCCCTGGCGGGATCGTCCCGTGTGCTGAACAATCCGTTCAGTGGGCGTGATGAACGTCCCCATTGACCTGCCCGTACGTCTCAATGAACGGCGCAGCCCCTGAACGGGACGTATGGCCCTCTGACCAAGGAATGGCAGGATGTGCCCCATGGCCTCCAATGAACCTGAGCCGCGCGACGACGTGCGCAGGCCTGAACAGCGGACTCACCTTGCAGACCTCATTCGGAGCCGCCGCGCGGAACTGAATGTGGGACTGAAAGCCTTCGCCGAGAAGGCGGTAGACCCGGTGACGGGGGCGAGGGTGACGCGCGGCTGGGTGTACCGGCTGGAGCAGGGGGAACCGGTCACGCCACCCGTTTTCGAGGAACTCTGCGCACTCGCGGCGGCCTGCGACCTTCCGGTGGAAACGCTCCAGGACGCGGCCGGCAGTCAGTTCCATGGCGTTGACCCGCTCGTCAGTGGCTCAACAGAGGCCAAGGCCTACGTGCACAAACTGGATCGTTTGCCCGCCGATCAGCGCGACAGGCTGCTGCGGTTGATCGACACGCTGGTTCCCCCAGGCAACGACACCGACTAATTCCAGCCTAGCCCTTGGCGTTACGTTAAGTAACCGTTCACTGCAGGCCGTAGACCCATGGGGCGCGTGGTGCGATCATGTGCGAACACCTTTGGAAGAAAGGGTGCTGGTCCAAGTAGAAAATCGAACGCATGAGCGGGAGATGGGGGAGGCTTCATGGAGTCACCACGCCGCGGCCGAGTCTGGTACTTCTTCAGCGAGGACTTGCCTGATGGCGAGATTCTTGTGCCCATCACGTCCGAGCACGGGCTGGCGTTCGCCGTACGCCCCAACAGCGGGATGGATCAGCTGATGCTGGACCAGCTCAACAAGACGACAGAGTTCGTCCTGGGTATTGGGCTTGGCATCCTCAATGTGGGGGACGAGGGCAAGCCCGACGTTGGGGAGGAGCCTGACGTTGGGAACGAGGACGAGCCCCCCGAGCGAGAGGAGTAGTCCCGATGCCGTCAGCACGCCGGGCAGGGAGCATCTACCGTCGATGCGAGTGCCGTGGTGGTGACGGCAAGCTGCTGGGCAACTCCTGCCCGCAGCTCAAGAAGAAGAGCCACGGCACCGTCGCACTTCGCCAGGAGTTGCCGCCGGACGCCGAGGGCAAGCGCCGAACCTTCCGGCGCACCGGGTACAGGTCCGTTACGGAGGCCCAAGGCGACCTCTCCCGCCTGCAGGCCATCCTCGACCTACCCGGCGACGACCCAGCAGAACAGCAGCGCGTGGGCGATCTACTCGCCGACATCGCACGACGGCGCGCAGACATCCCCCAGGCCGACGAGGTGAAGCGTCGCCTCGGCGTGGGCGTGCCGCTCGACGGCAAGACAACAGTGGGCGAGTGGCTCGACCGGTGGATGGCCGGAAAGAAGACCAGAGCCACGACGAACGCGGGCTACCGCTCGCACATCAAGGTCCACCTGAAGCCACGCATCGGGCACTACCGCCTCGACCGCCTCAATGTCGGCCACGTGCAAGAGATGTTCGACGCCATCGCCGACGAGAGCGATGTGATTCGCGCCGAGAATGAAGCCCGGCGAGAGCAGGAAGCCCGGGCGAAGTGGACCAGGCCCGGACGGCCACCAGCCAAAGAGCGCGAGCGACTAGCCGCCGAGCGCGCGAAGCTGGCCGAGATGAAGCCGTACCGGAAGACGAACGGCCCGGCCACGAGGCACGCGATCCGCCGCACGCTGCGCACGGCACTGAACGCGGCCATCGCCCAGCAGCTGATCACCTTCAACGCCGCCGCGCACGTCGAGCTGGGCTCCAGCGCGCGCCCCAAGGGTCTGCTGTGGACGGCCGAACGCGTCGCACGGTGGCGCGAGACTGGCATGGTTCCCAGCCCGGTCATGGTCTGGACGCCCGAGCAGCTGGGCGCCTTCCTGGACGAGGCCGAGGCGTCTCGTCTGTACGCCTTCTATCACCTCGTCGCGCACCACGGCCTCCGCCGAGGTGAGGGCGTCGGCGCCGACTGGGCGAACGTGCACCTGGACGCTACCCCGCCGCGCATCGACGTGTTGACAGAGATCGTGGTGGACGGCTGGACGGCGGTGGAGACGAAGCCGAAGACGGACAGCAGCATGTCGTCCGTGACGCTCGACCGCGAGACTGTGGCCGTACTGCGGGAGCACCGCGTCGGCCAGGACGCCGAGCGTGCCGCGCGGCTGGAAGCCGGGAAGGCGTGGGCGGACACCGGGAAGGTCTTCACGACCGAAGACGGATCCTGGCTGCACCCTGACGTCGTCAGTAAGGAGTTCAGGCGCATCCTCCAGCAGGCCGACCTGCCGCCCATCAACTTGCGCGACCTCCGGCACGGGGCGGCCGCGCTCGTGAAGGCCGGCGGCGGCGACATCGACGACGCCAGTAAGAAGCTGAGGCACAGCACGATCGTGCTGACGGCCGACACGTACATGGCGCTCTTCCAGGAGTACGAGCAGGACCTGGCGGAGCGCGCGGCAGCCGCTGTGCCGCGTGCTCGCCGTGGGCGTGGAGCGGCCCCTGCTCCGGGCGCTGTACCGGAGCAGGGGCCGAGAGCAGCGACGCAGCCAGCAGACGCTGATATGGACGACCTCAACGGTACGGGCCAGCACTGACAATAGGTAGGCCTCGGCGTACACTTGAGGGATAGGAAAAGGGCCTCTGACCTGCGGGTCGGGGGCCCTTCCTGCTGGCCCCGTGCTGGCCCGAACGCCATGCAACAGCGTGATGCGCGGTGGGGTGAGACGGGGTGAAGGCCGATCGGAGTGTGGGCCCAAAGTTCCACTGACCTGCACTCCTTGGGGTGCGGTGGGGTGAGCGGAGCGCGGCGGGGTGAGGTGCCATGAGCGCTCATCAGACTTTTAATCCATTGGTTGTGGGTTCGAGTCCCACAGGGCCTACCGAAAGGACCCCAGCTCAGAGCAGGAGCGAGCTGGGGTCCTGTCCGTTTCAGGTAGGTCTCATGATCGCTAGCTGGCCCGTAGCTGGCCCGAGGGATAAGCGATCATGTAAATGCGCGACGGTCCCAACTGGGCCGGGTCCAACTGGCGCCGTACGTCTACCTGATGAAAGAAGGAGCGGCGGCCACCCGTGAAGGGTGGCCGCCGTCCTGCCTTCAGCGTCCTCTCCGGGGCCGCTCTGTGCGTGACCCCAACGCCTCCGGCAGGCCTGTCTCGCCATCGCTGTACAGCTGTTGGCGAACGCCGGGGTGTGGGGGGCGGCGCCGAATCCAAGTACCGGGTTGCCCGCCCATTTCAAGATCAAACTTTGCTTCACTTCTGATGCTGACAGAAGATCATTCTGCCCCCAGCGTGGACAGGTGCCCGATGCCCAGCCCTCATGGATCCGACTCGCCTGCCAGCAGCAGGGTGTCCGCATCCGCGAGGCTCGCGAGCACGCCAACCTGACTCAGGAGAAACTGGCGGAGCGAACGGAGTTAGGGCGGTCGACGATCCAGCGCATCGAGTCCGGGGCCGGCATCAAGTACGTACACCTGCTCGTCATCGCCCGCGCCCTCGACGTGCCCGTGGCTGAGTTGGTCCAGTGAAGAGCGGCCCGCCCCGCGGGGGATTTCCGGGACGGGCCGCTCGGGGAAGCATCTGGCGCGGCCGGCGTGCGCGCCAGGTGCGTGGTCCTGTTGGCGGGCGGCCGTCCCGGCTGATCCCAAGGAGGACGGCCGCCCTGCCCGCCACGCCGAGGGTGGCATACAGGAGTGGCGGGAGTTCAGCGGCGTGTAGATACCGGGGAGGTCTGGGTCGGCACCGGCTTGCAGTGCGTCTTGCACACGAAGATCTTGACGCCCGGACCGGTCGGTGCGGCCATGTCGATCGGATCGGCCTCGTCGTCCTTGAGTGGCTTGTTACACCGCGCGCAGTACACCGACACCCCTCCTCCCGGTTTCCGGGCAAGGCCCAGAGTGGACATAGAACAGGTAGACGGCGGACTCGCCGTACCAGAGAACGGGGATTATGCGTCGGTGGGCAAGGTGCACTCGCTGGCTGCACTGTACGCACCACACCTGCGTCTCCTTGCCCGCCTGATGGCGCGCCTCGTGGTGAGCGCGGGCGAGTGGCTCGGCCTCCCCGCAGCGCGCCAGCAGGCACATGGGGCAGCTCTCTACGTGGGCCAGCCACGCCCAGTAGGTGTGCAAGCTGGCGATCCTGGCCGTGCGGCAGGGCACGCAGGCGTGGGGCAGCCACCCCTCAGCGCCGCCCAGGCGGACCATGCCGTCCTCGGCCTTGCTGCACCAGACGCACACGCTGCCGGAGCGCTGCTCGGGGGTCATGGCGCTGGCCGCCGGCACCTCGTACCGCATCAGCTGGTCGGCATCGACCTCGTCTGAACTCATCGCCGTGCGGGCGCTGCTCACTGGTCCGCCTCGGTCACATCCAGCGGCTTGTTGCAGCGCGCGCAGAAGCTCACGCCGTGCTCCCTTCCCGAGCCGGGGCGGCGGCCCCGCGCCGCGCCCTCCGGTATCCCGCGTAGAGCCGATTCGCGACTCGACAGGGCAGGTTCTTGTTGTGTCCCTGGTCGTCTACGGCCGTGCATGTACGGCAGCCTGAACAGTGCTCGGCCAGGCGCTGATACGCAGCCTCCTTGGGTGTCACCGTCGTCCCTCCAACGCCAGGTCACGCAGGGCCCGACGATCCGGGCAGTACTCGCTGTTCCGAATACAGCGCTGACAGTGGCGGGTGTGGAGGCGGGATACGCGGCGGGCCTCCTCGCGGACGCAGGACGCGCAGCCTCGCGGCCACATCCGGGTGCCGTCCGGGGCCGGGCGCTCGCCGAGGTCGCGTGCGGTTTCGGCGGTGAGCTGCTGACTGCACCAAACGCAGACGGCGCCGCGGCGCTGCTCGTCGGACAGGCCGAGGAACTGCGGCAGCGGCAGCATGGGCAGCGCACTGTTCTCAGTGCTGCTGGTGCGTGTCTCCCCTGGCACGGAGGCCTCCACGGTCGCGGTGATCCGTCTCACACCAGCGACCGTAGGGAGGGGCGGCCCAGCTCACCCGAACTCTCAGCTCGGGTGAGCTACGGGCTCGTCTGCGCTACACGAGGCCGATGCGCGCTGCCAGTTGCTCGGCCTGCCGGGCATGCATCGCCCGGGCTCGACGGATCACCGTCAGCACCAACTGCCGCGCGAGCGGCGTGCGGGCGAGATCTTCCGGGGCGATCGCCTCCAGGCCGGTGAGGGCGAGCAGCGCGGCGGCGTCGTCCCGCCGCTGGCTGTGGCAGGCCGCCACCTCCAGGCCGAACGTGAACTCGCGCTCCAGCGACGGCAGGCCGCTCGTGTCGATGGCGTCTGCCGTGTGCAGAGCCTCCCCGGCCTCGCCCGCCTCCATGTCGATACTCAGGGCGTGCAGTGCCACATTCGTTGGCCCGAACACGGTCCAGCTGATGTTGCTCGCGTCGGGCACCTTCCGGGCCGCGGGCGCTGCATGCTGGGTCAGCCGCTCCCGTGCCTCCCACCACCGGCGCCGGCGGGCCGACCCCACCACGGCGACGAGCTGGAGGGCGCCGCCCATCGCGGCCCGCTCGACCTCCGGCAACCGCGCGGCAGCCACTTGCTCGGCCGCGCGCAAGGCGAGTTCCTCAGCCTCGGCGGGCTGGTTCGCGGCGAGGAGGACGTGACCGAGGTTCCACTGAGCGGCTGCGATGCGGAGCGGGTCGTCGGCGTCCTCGGCGGCGCGCATCGCCCGGTCGGCGGCGATGGTGGCAAGGTCGACGCGCCCGGTTCGGCGCAGGTAAGAGCGAAGCAGGCAGTACAGGTCGGCGGCGGCTCGGAGCACGGCACGACGCTCGGCCACATCCGCCCGGGCCCGGGCGGCGCGCACAGCGTGCTCGACGTCGGCGACCAGGCCGGGCAGTGTCTCGGCGGCCCTGGTGAAGCGGTCGCCCGCCGTCTGCCAGTTCTGCCACGCAGCCTCCACCCGGTCCCTCAGCTCGGCCGCTGGGGTCGGCTCGGCACTGCGGGCGGGGCCGTAGCCGAGGAGCGCCCGGCCGACAGCAGCCTCGGCGGTGTCTGTGGTCTCCTCCTCGGGTGGTGGCTGCTCCGAAAGCAGCGCAGCCGTAGGCACGCCGAGCTCTTGGGCGAGCGCATACAGGATTGGCAGCGACGGCACCTTGAGGCCTCGCTCGATCTGTGACAGGTAGTCGGGTGAGATGCCGACCAGGCCTGCGACCGCATCCTGCCGGCGCCCGCCGCGGTAGTGCCGGATCCTGTCCCCGATGGGGAGGTCTGCTGCAACCATGCGCCTACTCCTCGCTCCTCGTTCTGAGCGTAGGGTGCCCGCTGCGTGGGGACCGGGAGTTTGTGACGAGGGGAGGCGCTGGTGCCTGAACTGGTGTTGTGGGACATCGACCACACGTTGATGGCGACTCGGGGGCTCGGCGGCGAGCTGTGGGGGGAGGCGTTCGAGCAGGTAACAGGCGTGGCACTGCGGGGGCAGGCATCCGTGACCGGATCGACTGAGCGGGTGATCCTGCGGGAAACGGCGCGCCTGCACGACCTTCCTTACAGTGACGACCTGTTCGTACGGTTCGCTGACGCACTCGGTACGGTGCACGTCCGGCGCGCAGCCGAAATGCGCGAGCGGGGCCACGCGCTGCCCGGCGCGGCCGCGGTGCTCGCGGCCCTCGATGAGCGAGGCGTTCGCCAGACCGTTGTGACTGGCAACGTCCGCCAGGCTGCGGAGGTGAAGCTCGCCGTATTCGGCCTCGACGCGTACCTGCGACTCGACGACGGGGCGTACGGAGAGGACGGAGAGGGACGGCCCGAGTTGTTGCATGCCGCCCTCAAGCGAGCGGACGTGTCCCCGCAAAGCGCGGTGTTTCTGGGTGATACCCCCGCGGATGTCACCGGTGGGCGCGAGGCTGGCGTTCGAGTGGTAGCGGTGGCGACAGGGCGTACTGCGGCGGGCGCCCTACGCGCGGCTGGTGCCCACTTCGTGCTGGACGGCTTGTCGGACACCGGCCGGGCGCTCGCAGCAATCGGAGCATGACGAAACGCCCCCTCCCGCCCGAAGGCGAGAGGGGGCAAGAGGGCTCAGGGGTACTGGCGGCGCTGCGGGTCGAGGCCCATGGAGAGCAGGCTGCCCCCGTCGTCGGGGCTCGGCTGTGGTGCACCATCACGGCGGCAGACGAGCGCATCGGGGTCCCAGCTCGGGGCCTGGAGCGAGTACCCGTCTGGGCAGGTCTGGCCGTCCTTGCCGTCGACGCCGTCGACGCCGTCACGGCCGTCCCTCCCCGGGGGACCGCTCGGGCCGGGGACTGTCGAGTCAGCGCCTGGTGGACCAGACGGGCCTGGCACGGTCGAGTCAGCCCCGTCCCGGCCGGGCGCCCCGTCCTGGCCGGGCGTACCCGGTGCGCCATCGTCACCAGGCTGTCCATCGGCGCCCGGCGAGCCGTCCTGCCCTGGCCTGCCGGGGTCGCCCTGCCGGCCGGGTATGGGCACGGGCACCTCGGCCCGCTCGGGCAAGTCGTCCACCGCAACCGACGGGTCAGGGGCGACGGGCTCCTCGCCCTCGCTCTTCACCTGCTCCCGCAACTGCCGCACGTCCGTCGCGAGGGTGGAAACGGCTTCGCCTCTGCGGTTCGCCTCGGCGACCGCACTGTTCGCCTTGGCGACCGCGTCTTGGCGTGCGCTCGCCTCGGCGTCGATGCGGGACCAGATAATGACGACCGCGCCGGACAGGGCGACCAGCCAGCACAGCAGCGCCACCGGGCGCCAACGCCGGGCCAGGGCTCGCTCTGTCCGGGTCACGGGTGTCCTCCGAGTTGGGTGATGATGCCGCGCAGCCGGGTTATCTCGGCCTGGTCGGCGGCACGCAGGCTGGCAGCTTCGGCGAGCTCCTTGTGGAGTTCGGTGACCTTGGCGTCGAGCCGGTCCCGCTCCTCCTGCAAGTTGTCGGTGAGGCTGCTGTAGCCGGTGATCGCGTTCTCAGATCGCTTCCCCAGGTACGCCACCACGCCGCCGACGACCGCGCCCACGCCCACGAGCAGGGAGCCGAGGGTGGTGGCGTCCAAGGAGCCCCCTTACGGATCGTGCCGACGCGTCGTGCGGATCAGACGCCCGCCGCCGTGGAGGCACTGTTCTTCTGGCCGACGGCTCGGGCTGCGACGCCCTTCAGCAGGGCGAACGCTGCCGCCAGGCCGCCCGCGCCGACGGCCTGCCAGAACGATGCGTTGAGCATGTCGGCGGGGCCTGCGGCCACGGACACGGCTGTCGCTCCGCCGAGGAAGGACCAGATGGTGCGCTCGGCGAGATCCTTTGCGTAGGTCTTCGCCGTCTTCACCACGGTCTCGGCGGCGGGCAGATTGAGTCCGGACATAGGCAGTTCCTCGTTTCAGACGGGCTGCGCCAGCTGGCGGCAGACGATGACGGTTACCGGGCTGGGGAGATCAGTCGGCGAGGCGCTCGGCGAGCAGGGCGGCGACCCTCTCGGCGATCTGCTCGGCAAGCGCGGGGTTCGAGGCGACGGCAGAGGCGAGGGTGGCGATGTCCGCGTCGCTCATGTCGACCGCGCCCACGGCGCCTTCCAGGTTCCGGAGGCGGGCGACCGCCTCACGGACACCCTCCGCCGTCGTCTGGATGGCGTACCGCGCGGTCCACGTGTCGTTCGCGACGGTCTTCCCGTCGGCCGCGAAGTAGTCCGGGTTGTTGTACGGCGGCCGGGCGGCCGGGATCACGTCTCGCTGCCACACACGGTCGAGGTCGCTGTTCTCCAGGACGCCGCCACCGGAGAGCAGCTTGCCCACCACGGCGTCGGCGACCTTCCGCACGTCGCTGTCGGTCAGGGCCATGTCGTCGCTTCCTTCCCACTGTCCCGCCGGGAGCGCCAGGCACGCGGCCAGGTCGCGGCGGAAGTCGGTCATGTCGAACCCGCGCGGGTCGACCTTCCAGTCCGACCACTCCAGATGGCCGATCCCGCTCTTCGCGCTCCAGCCGTGCGCGCGGCAGATCGCGGCCGTGGCCTTGACGATGGCGACGTACTGGACGCGCGGCCACGGGTCCTTGCCGTCGCCCTCGTTCTCGCACTCCCAGCCGTAGAAGCGGGCGTTGCCGTCGACCGCGCCGGCCGAGCCGTCGTGCTTGTGTGTCGCCGGTGGGCGGTCGCCGTACGACTCGCCCATGACGGCGTCCAGGACGGCGCCGTCGCCTCCGCCCGCGTGGTTGGCCCGGCCGTTACCGGTCAGGTGGATGACGCCGTCCTTGGTGATGCAGCCGGTGGAGAGCGGGCCGGGCAGGGCACTGTGGCCGTCATAGATGAGGTTGACGACGTCGGTGCCGGGCCCGGTGACGGTGTGGTGGATCATCACGCCGTGCACGGGCCCCCACGCGCCCCGGTGGTTGCGGTTGTGGGTGCGCCACGAGCGGACCTCGTGGACGGTCACGCCCTCAGCGCGGAGGGCATCCACCAGCCTCGAGGCGGACAAGGGTGTGGCCATGGGGCCTCCAGACATGAGAAAAGCCCCGATGAGGGGCGCAGGGTAGGGCGGTAGGGAAGGGGTCAGAACCTGCGGATGAGGCGGAGGCTGGTGGCATAGAGGCCGGTCCCGTCGAGGGTCGAGGCGCCGCCCAAGTCAGCCATCGTGGGGCCGTTGGGCGTCTTGCGGCTGTTGATGAACCGCGGGTGGCCCGCGCTGTCCGCGCCGAGGTAGATGCCGTTGTGGTCGAGCTGCCCGGCGACGGGGTCGGAGGTGTCGGCATCGAACAGTGGAATGTCGCCGATCTGCATGTTGGTGAGCGGCGGCGGGGTGTCGGTGGATTGGGCGACGATGATGCCCGGCCCGGATGGTCCGATATTTTTCGTCTGCCGCGGCAGGTTGATGCCGTCGAAGTCGAGGTTGCGGACCATGGGGATGCCGCCGTGGAAGCCGTAGATCATGCGGACGAAGCCGGAACAGTCGAGGCACTTCTGCCACTTCGGGTCCGGCACAGGGACCGTCTCGCCGTTGACGAACGTCCAGCCGAGGCCCATGTACTCGTGGAAGTCGGCGCCCTCCATGCGGGTGCCGTCCGTGTCGTTCGGGCCGTACTTCGATTCCCCGGCGATCTGGGCCCCGCCGAGGGCGGGGCTCGTGACCGCCGGCACGCCGGTGATGTACATCATCGCGTAGGCGAGGACGTCCGGCGTGGTGTCGACGGCCCAGGAGCGAATCTGGGTGGCGAGCGACGGCGTCCACGTTCCGGTGAACGGCGCTGGCAGGAGGCGCACCCAGGTGTTGTGGGTGATGACGGGCGGGTCGGGCCAGGTCCCGGAGTACAGCTGAATGTCGTGCACCCGGAGAGTGAATGGAATCGCCGTGGACCCGGTCGAGGCGATGCCTCGGACGCCGATCCGGCCGGCGCCGAGGGTCGCGTCTGCGACCTCGTGCACCCACGTGGAGGGTTCGCTCGTGCCGTCCTTCCAGGCCCGGCAGCGGATGGTGGTGCCGGAGCGCTGGGCGCGGATATGCCAGACGTCGCCAATCACATACCCGGAGCCGACCTGGACGGCGGAGCCGAGCGTGGTGGTACCGCTGGACGTCTGGAGCTCAAGGGTGAGCTGGACGACGCCGGTGGTGAGGACGGACAGCCGGGCCCGGTACTGCGACGTGGAGCTGGTGTATGCGAACGACAGTGCCAGCGATGAGGCGTTGCCGGTGGGCATGACGTCCAGGCTCCAGGACAGCCGTGCGTCGAGGTCGGTGATGTTGTCGATCAGGCTCGTGTGGCGGGAGGCGTTGTCGGCAGTGATGTTGATCAGTCCGTAGCCGCCGGCCACGCTGTAGTTCGCGTCGACGCCGTTCGCGTTGGACCAGTTGCCGCCACCTGGTGAAGTGCCCCAGCCGTTGCTGATGGTCCGGTCGAAGCTGTCGAGGAAGGGACGCTTCGTCTCGGTGAATGCGCGCGAAGGCCCGCGCATAGCGACGGTCTTCGCTCCGACGGTCAGCGTGGCCAGCAGCCCCTGACTGTCGGAGACCTGGAGCAGCTCGGGCGGGCCGGGCACCGTCTCAGTCGTCAGGCTCCCGACCGGCTGCTGGTTCGGCAGCCGGTCATCGAGGATCATCAGCGGACTCATCACACCCCCTGCACATCGACCTGAATGGTCACGGCCGCAGGCGCGCCGGCGACCGAGCGAACAGCCACCGCGAGGGAGTCACCGGCGGCGAAGGTCTGGTTCTGGACGCCCGGCCCGGACAGCCAGGTATCCGCGGTCGACAGGGACAGGTCGACGGCCAGGAGGTCGGCGCCGTCCTTCGCGGCGTTGATCGTGGCGCCAGTGCCGCCGGCCCGGTAACCGCGCACCGCGGTGACCGTGCAGGCCTTCGGCGCCCGCCAGATCACATAGGTGACGGCCCCCGTGGGAGCGGGGATGACCAGGCCCTTGGTGGCGGTCGACGTCGGTGCCGTCCGCACCGGTGCGGTGGTGGGGCCGGTCGCTTCCGTGACATTTGCACCGATGACCAGGGTGCCGGTGCTGGTGGAGTGCAGGCCCTGCGTGGCGGCGTGCAGGTAGGCGTCGTCGACCTGCACGAGCGCAGCCGCCCCGGTGACCGTCATGCCGTACTGGGGGCTGTTGGCCTGGGTACCGTCGTCGTCCGTGCCCGGGTAGCAGGTCAGGTTCGACACGAGCACTGGCGTCTCCGCTGCGGCGACGGCGAGGCCGGCGTATCCGCCGCCCCCGGCGCCGCCGTTGCGACCGTCGCGCCGGGTGTGCAGGCCGCTGATCTGGACGGGCGGGTTGCCGCCGGCGTCCACGCACATGCCGTGCCAGCCGTTGCGGTCGGTGGAGCAGCCGGAGAAGACCATGCCCCCGGAGCCGGTACCGTCCGCCCAGTCCCCGGTCACGTAGAACCCGTGGTTGCCGTTCCACTCGGCGCGGCAGCCGATGGCCTGCGAGTTGGCGGCGTTGGCGATGACGAACCCGTTGGCCCAGTTACCGATGGCCTGGCAGTCGACCATGGTGATGTCGGTCATGACCGTCACGGACATGCCGTGGGCGTGGTTGTTGTCGAGCATCACCCGGTGCAGGCGCCAGCTGTAGGGGAACTTCCCGCCGTTCTCGCCGGTGTAGATGCCGTTGCCGGTGCACTGCCGGATCGTGACGTCCCTCAGGCCGACGTTCTGGATGTTCCCCTTCGCTTGGATCCCGTCGGCGGTGGCGACCAGGTCCCGGCCGTCGATCATCAGGTTCAGGATGCGGTGCTCGGCGCTGATGGTGGAGTAGCCGCCGGTGAGCTCGTCGAGGAACTTGATGACCGCGTCGCCGGCGAAGCTCGCCAGGGGCCGGATGTGGCAGGGCGGATCGGTCAGGTTCGGCACCGTCATCAGGTTGGTGTGGGTGCCCTGCAGGGTGACGGCGGGCGGGATCGTCAGCGGCGCGCTGGTGCGGTAGGCGCCGGCGGGCAGGTACACCACGCCGCCCATGGGGCAGGCGGCCAGCGCGGCCTGGATCGCCGCGGTGTCGTCGGTGACGTTGTCGCCCTGGGCGCCGAAGTCCATCACGTTCAGCCAGTCACGGACCGAGCCGACGTTCGCCTCGGTGGTGCCGGCGTCGTGCGCGTCCATCCAGACCCGGGCGCCGCCTCCGGCTTCGGCCCACATCCCGGTCACGGAGTCCGGGCCGGAGAAGCTGGGCAGGAGCCCTTGTTCGTTGGCCGTGACCTCGGTGATCGGCTGGCTGGCAGCATCGAGGAGGTCGGTGTACTGCGTGCCCTCGGTGACTGAGTCCCAGAACGTGACGACCACCCCGGGCGCCACGCCCCACACCCCGTCCATCGGCTGGACGATGTAGTCGGCGATACCGCGGCCGAACTCGTAACGTGCCATGTCACACCACCCAGCTGGTTCCGGACTGCGGCAGGACGAAGTCGCCGGTGCTGATGGTCGGATGGTTGGCCAACACGACCTGCCCGGCCTGGTCGCTGGCGGCCGAGTAGATGACGATTCGCGCGACCTCGACGCCGCTGCAGTAGGCCAGTGCGTACTGGTCGCGGGTGGGGTGCCGGAAGCTGCTCGGGATCTGTACGGGCAGGCGCGATTCGCTGGTTCCGGCGAGTGCGCCGGCCGTGCGCTTGAAACCGCCGAGCCTCAGGTGCACGCTGCCGTTGCGCTTCTGCAGGACGCTGTCCACCTCGTTGGACCAGGCGCTGTTCGGGGCGTTGACGTTGATGACCCCGGAGTCCTCGAATACCGCCTCCCAGCCGGTACCGGTCCACAGCATGGCGCGCCCGGTGTCCGTCTCGTAGTTGATCTCGCTGACCACAGGGGCGGGGTTGCGGGTGGACGACGTGCACGGTCGCACCCGGCTGCCGACGTACAGCTCCTTGCGGGTCACGGTGACCGAGGTGGCGCCGCTCAGCAGGCGTGCCTCGGCGAGCGGGATCTCGTAGGTACCAGTGTCGCCCGTCGACTGCGACAGGCTGGGTACGCCTGCTCCGGGAGTGCCTGGCTTGACGACCGCGCGCACGGTCCAGTCAGCGCGGTTCAGGCGCAGCACGACTCGGTCGATGCGGGCCTGCCCGCTGGAGTTGGGGGCGATCGGAAGGGTGTCGCCGTCGCTGCCGGAGGACCACGCGTGCCCGCGCACCGACCCGTAGACGTTGGCCCGGATGGTGACGTTGAGGCCGACGCCGGGGGAGACGACGGCTGTGTCTGCTGGTGTGCCGTACACGCCGTTGTCCGAGAAGTGCGCGGCCATGCGCTCGTACTCGACGTCGGTCACCGCCCGGGCGTTGTGCCCCGGGCTGGGCCATGATGCCTGCGCCACGTCTACCTCGCTTCCAGTCGTGCCACTCGCCGGGCCAGATCGCGCGCGACGCGCACCGTGGCCGTGGTGGTGGTCTTGTCGGAGTTGCCGACGACCGAGGTGACGACCTCGCCCTCGTCGGGGGTGGCCTCGAGGCGGATCGTCTGTACGACGTCCGCGACTTCGAGGCCGGACGGCAGCGCGATGGTGACGCGGTCGCCTAGGCCGTAGTCGCGGCCGGCCTGCAGGTCTGGGGTGTCGACGGTCACGGTGGCCAGGGAGGCCTGGGGGTTGTCGTCGCCCAGGGCGAGGTTGCCGGCCTGCGTGAGCTCGCCGTTGGCGTTGTCCTTGCCGGACTGCTCGATGAGCTTTTCCACCCGGTACCAGTCGGCGGCCGCGCCGGAGTTGACCTCGACATAGACGCGCACGTTGGGCGGTTCCCCCTCGGGCGCCGCGTTCTTCGGATCGTTGCCGCCCTGCACCAGTTCCGCCGTCGCGGTCGGCGCACCCATCGTGAAGCGCACCGACCTGAGGTTGCCCAAGCCGGGCGAGAACCGGGCGGTGCTCGTGCGGTCGACCGGCTGATACACACCGAACCGGATCTCGTCGCCCACCTGCCGGGTGCGGAAGCCCAGGCCGTCGCCGACGGCCACGGTCCGGCACGCGTCCAGCAGCGGCTCGAACCGCGTGCGGATCGTGCGGGTGGTGCCGACGCCGGCGACAGCGTCGAGGACCAGGCGCTCAATACGCCGCGCGGTCAACGCGCCCGGGCCGCAGTTCTCGTTGACCAACTGGCGGATGATGAGCTCGGCGTTCACGCCGCTGAGGTTGCGCACCACATCGCTGGTGGTGGTCTGAGCGGAGAACGCCAGGGCGGGGTTGGGGTAGGTGAGGTACCCGGCCACCCGCGCCAGATCATCGGTGAACTTGGCGGTGACCGTGCCGGGGTCGGCGTTCTGGCCCAGGTCCCACGTGTAGTCCTGTGGTTCCTCGAGCGGGCCCGCACACCAGATCGCGTTGTCCCGGATCAGCACCATGCGGTTGCCGGGTTGCAGCAGCTGCATGTACTCGGGCCACGCCGGCAGCGTCACCTCGCCAGACGCGGGGGCGTTGAAGTTCAGATCGCACGTGACCTTGGTCCACTCGGCGAGCGGGTCGCCGAGAAAGTTGAGGTTGCGGTCGGTGACCAGCAGCTTGATCGTCATGCCGTCTCATACCTCGGGTGAAAGGTCAGGTCGACGGCGCTGCCCGCCGCTGCGCCGTCCAGCTGGAACGTCACCGGCGTATCGCCCGGCGGCAGCGACCACAGCACAGCCTCAGGCCAGTTCAACCCGGCTACCAGGTTCTCGCCGGTGCCTGAGCGGACGCGCGGTGGATCGGTGGACACGGTGACGGTTTCCCCCGCCAGCAGCGGCCCGTGCACCGTCTCGGACATGTTGAGCGTGAACGACTCGTTGGTGTCCTCGCGGGTGAACGTGATCGCCGAGGCGGGGCCCGTGATCAGCCACTGCGGCCAGACGTCGACGTCGCCGGGGTTCATCACCGTGGTGGCGCCCAGGACTTGCGACGACGACACCGTCGGGTACGGCACCAGGTAGTCCCCCTGAGCACCGGTCTCCCGGTGCACCGTCTGCGGGACGACGTCCACCCAGTACGGGTCCTCGCACCACAGCGTCAGCACGGCGCTGTCCCATGTGATGCCGGTTGCGGTCTGCCCGCGCCCGTCCCAACCGTCGAAGTAGACCACGCGGATACGGCGGGCGGTGCCGTTCGGGCGGGCTACCTCGAGCAGGCCAGGAGAGACTGGCCGGCCGTCCGGCCCGGGCCGCAGAGTCCGAGTGAAGGCCTTCCCCATCGCCCGCCAGTTCGCGGTGAATCGAGTATGGTCGGCGCCTTTGACCAACACCGGCCACACGATCTTGCGCGGCTGCGGCTGGACATGCCGCACCCTCGCGCCACCGCGTGGGTGCGGGTCAGATGTCACCGTGTACGGCGCCGCACCCAGACCAGACACGCCCTCAGCGAGGGTGTACCAGTCGGCGTTCAGGTCGGTCATCGGCCACCGGGTCCCGGCCGGGTCGATGTACGTGATCGACGCGTAGCCGATCTCCGGCAGGTCGACCGGAGGCGGCGTCTGTGGCTGTTCCGGGGTGACGACCGGCGCTGTGATGAGGGGCATCTACCTGGGCCTCCCTACGCGCTGGCGCGCCTCTTCCTGCCGCTGCAGCAGCTGCAGGTCCTCGACGCTGATCACCGACTGGCGGGGGTAGACGTTGTACGTCACGGGGGGAACCATCGCTGTACTGGCTGCCGCCGGCAGCGCCGGTGCCGCAGGCAGACCGGGGCGTGCGGCTCGCCCCGCCGGCAGGCGGCCGTCGCCGAATGTGCTGAGCATGGCCCGGGTCATTGCCGCGTCGAACACCCGCGCCGACTGCCCGAACACGACCAGCTCCGGCCCCTCCTCACCGACGAGGGCCAGCTCGCCCGCAGTCGGCCAGCCACCGCTGGCGTACTTGGACACGCCGCCCTCGCCCCGGATGGGCCTGCCGCTCGTATTGGACTCTGCGATCGTGCGTCGGCGGGTGGTGATGATGTGGTTCGTGTAGGTGGTGGCTGTCTTGCCGTCCAGCCGGTCAAGCGCCTGGCGTACGGCGGCGATCGACGCGATGGCTTGGCCGTTCCTCGTGAACACCTCGGTCCGCCCGTCGGGCAGTCGCCGGGTTTTCAGCCCGACCGCTTCGAGCGCTTCGATCGCCGCGGCGTTCAGCGTTTCCACCTTGATCGACTTGGCGCCAGGCGTGCGCCTGATCTGTGCCTGCACAGCCAGCAGACCCTGGATCGCGTCCTCACGTTCCAGCCGGACCGCCGTCTTGACCTCGCCCGGGGTGCCCAGCAACGTCTCGACGTACTTCCGGGCCTGTGAATCGCTCATGCCTGTGGCCTTGGCCAGCCGCAGCATCTCACCACGGAGCTGGTCCGACTTCTTCGTCATCGACCCGAGCGACTCACCCGCGGCAAGGCCGGCCGCCAGCATCTCGTCGTGCGCCTTCGCCGCCGAGCTCATGGCCTGGCCGTTCTTCCGGCCTGCTTCCGAGTTGAGGTCGAGCGTCGCCCCGTTGTCCTTGAAGGCCTCGGTCAGCGCGTCGATGCTCGCCTCGAACTGGATCTGCGAGTCGTAGGCGCTGCGGTTGGCGTCGTTGAGCGCCATGATGCTCTGCCGCAGGCCTTCGGCGCTCTGCTTCTGCGCGTCGAGCTGCCCCTGCACCTTGGCGGCCTGGTCCCCGAAGATGCCCATGCTCTGGGCCGCGAGCTTTTGTTCCAGAGCCTGTCCGGCCAGGGCGTCCTTGTAGTTGTCGAGCTCGCCGGTGAACTTGGCGACCTCCTCGGCGTTCATTCCCTTGGTCATGGCCTGGACAGCCGCCGCGGCCTGCTCCGCCTTGCCGCCACTGACCAGGCTGGCCAGGCCTTCGTCGATCGCGTCGACGTTCTTGGTGAACTCCTCGGTGGAGTCGCTGGCATCGAGGAAGCCGTTCGTGACGTCGGCGCCCCAGTTGTTGATGCTGTCGGCCACGCTCGGGTCGAGGACTGCCTTGACCTGTTCGTGCAGCTTCCCGAAGTCCTTGCCCAGCAGTTCGGCCGCGTAGCCGGTTGCTTTCCCGGTCCGCCCCAGCTCCCCCAGCGACGTGGTCAGCTTGTCGACATCCGGCGAGGTACCGCGCCCCGTCTGCGACAGCTCTGTCAACGCGATCAGCAGCAGGCCGATGCCCGTACCGGCAATGGCGAGTTTCGCGGTGCGTCCCAGAGTGGCAACCGCCGCGCTGGTCGCGGCGAGCGGCCCGGGTGCGGCGGCCGCGGCCGCGCGCATGGCGCCGATCTGCACGCCGAGCGCGGCCACGGCTGCACCGGCTGCGGCACCGCCAGCGGCAGCGAGCTTCACCGCCTTGATGGCGATGGCCAGCTGCAGCAGCAGCGCGATGGCATCGGGGGGTACTGCGGAGACGATGCCGGACAGGGCGTTGATGACCTCAAGCATGCCGACGCCGACACCGGAACCGGCCTCAAGGACGTTGAGCAGGGCCTCGCCGACGTTCTCCAGCGTGTCCCAGACGACAGGCCCCTGGGCTTGGGCCCAGTCGAAGAACTCGGCCAGGCCGCCACCGTCGTACTCGCCGCTCTCCAGCTTGGCCAGGAAGATGGTCAGCTCGTCGACGCCTCGGCGCATCGTCCGCTCGGTGAAGTTCGTGAACCGCTGGTTCAGCGCGTCGAACCCCGGGGTACTGACTGCACCACCAGCCAGCGTGATCAGACGGTCGAACTGGGTCGATGCGCCCTTTACCAGTCCGGTCGTCTTGGGCAGCAGCTCGTTGGCCACCGCGACACCCTTGGTGAACGGGCCCATCACGTCACCGGCGAGATCATCGGACCACTGCTCGAAGTTGTCCGCGAGGAGACCGACCGCGACCGCCGCTTCACGGGTCGCGGGCGGCATCGCCGCCAGGTGCCGCTGGTACTCCTGCTGCGCCTGTGCTGCTTCCTTACTGCCCCGCCCGGAGGCGGCGACGGCCTCCTCGTACTTCTTCTGCGCGTCCCTGGCTTCGGTGACCTTCCCGATCTGCGGGCCCAGCGCAAGGGCGTAGACGCCGGCCGCCACGGCGACCGCACCGAACTGGGCGGCGACGGCGGCCGCCGAACTCGCCAGGCCCGCGGTCGCCGGAATCGCCGCCGGAGCCAGCGAGATGAGGTTCGCTTTCAGCGCGTCCCCAAGACGCCCGGCCTCGTCCGACAGCGCGGTGAAGCGCCGCTGGACGATCCCCGTCCGGTCGTCGAGGATCCGCTGCGCGTCAGCCACCGACAGGAACCGTCCCTGAAGGTTGCGCAGGTTGCCGTCTGCGTCCGCGGTGATGCCGGCCATGCTCAGCCGGAGCCGGTCCGCCGAGTTCGCGGTGCCGTCCAGTACTCGGCTCAACTCGTCACGGCCGGCCAGGGTGAACGTCAGACGCTCAGACACAGCTCACCCCCTCAGTGATGCGACGTGCTGGTCCAGCCACGCGACCAGCCGCAGGAACCGGCCCACAGGAAGCCGGTCGTACTCGGACGGCTGCACGTGCAAGAAGTGGTAGAACAGCGGCTCGTACTGCTCGATCAGCCCGCGGAGTCCTGGCGGTGGCGCACCAAGTGGCCTTTTCCCAGCGCGTCGAGCGCCGCATCGACGTCCGCCGGGTCCTCGGCGAGCTTCCGCAGATCCGGCAGCAGCACGTCGATGCTGGCGTCCTCGTTCTTCGCCAGGGCCTGACTCATGACGTTGGTGAACACGTCGTCGATCTCACTGCGTTCGATGCGCGCCCGCAGCCGCCGCTTCCAGCCAGGCACGTCGAAGTCGGCGAACTGCAGGTCCTTGTCCGCGCGGCGGCGGAATGCCCACAGGACAGCGCGCAGCGCGGTGACGTCCTGCGCGCGCAGCAGATTCTCGATGCCGCGCCACGGGACGTCCCCGCCCATCGCCTCTTCAACGGCGGCGGCCTCGAGCGCCGACAGGTCCTCGGTCGACCACTTCTCGACGGTGCCGTCGTCCTGCGTGTACGTGATGATCACGTGGTTCCTCTTCTCACTGAAGGTCCCGTCGTACATCGCCCAGGACCCGCTCGATCTCGGCCCGCATCCGCGGGGTTCCGGCCTGGACGGTGTTGGACCACCAGCCGGTCGGCCGCGCCGTCTGGGTCGCCCACCGGCGGCGGTTGCCGAACACGGGATGCCTGACCCGGCCTGCCTCGATGACCCAGGGCATGTTCCGTATGTCCGCGGGGAGCTGGGCCCGGTCGATCCAGATGCGGGCGCCAGGGTTGGCGCCCTGCCTGACACTGATCCGTATCGCGGCCGCGATGGTGGCTCGCAGAGGCCGCGTGGTGGGCGAGGGGCCACCTCTGGTGCGGCGGCCCGGCCCGGGAAGCTGCACGGAGCGGATCGACCGCCGCAGGTCCTTCTGAAGCGGCTCAGCGGCCCGCCGCACGCGACGGCTGAAGTTCTGCCGCAACCGCGGGCCGCCCGCCCTGCGCATACGGCGGGACAGGTCCACCAGCTGTCCGGTGCCCAGAACCTGTACCGACCCGGCCATCGGTCAGGCCGCGGCGGGAATGGCGACGTTCTCGGCCGGCTCGCTGGTGATGGCGAACTGGGCCATGATCTGGGCGGCCTGGTCGAGTTCCCTCACTTTGGCCTGGCTGGTGACCGTGACCGGGTACACGTCCATGGTCTGGGTAGGGACGTCACCCTCGTCCATCCACACGATGAACCCGCTGGCCTCGCGGACGAGCAGGGTGCGGATGTCGTCCGCGTCCTTCGACGCCCAGAAGGTAAGGCTGGAGTCGGAGGCCGTGATCTCGCCGCCCACGACCGGCGTGAACCGGCTGCCCAGGGCCGGGGTCGGCACGGTGCCCGAGGTGGTCTGCCACCCGGCCATCGCACCGGTCTCCGCCTCCAGCGCCGTACCGGCGCCCAGCTCCGCCCTCGTCGGGCTGTTCTTGTTCGCGATCGTCGGCACCCACAGAACCTTCGTCACGCCACGCCGGTAGTACCGGATGGACGCGTTGATCGGCGTCGCCATCAGCTTTCTCCCTCAGCCCGCCGGCGGCCCTTCGCCGCAGGCGCAATCTCGGTGGATTCGCTGGACTGGTCGCTGACGACCTTCCAGCCGGACCGCTTGTACACAGGCACCGAAATCTCGGGGACTTCGATCTCCTGCTCGATGCCGTCGTGACTCATCCGCACCCCCATCGGGCGCTCCTCTCTACGTGAAGGCCCTACCGGCCACGGTCAGAAGCAATGTGGCGCGCGCGCCCTTCTCCGTCTGGTCCGGCAGGAGCTGGGTGCCGCCGATCGCCGCCTCCAGCGACGCCAGGCCCAGGCTCGGGCTTGCGCGAAGCCACGCCTCCACCCGCGCGGCGATCTCGTAGGCGCGAACCCGGACGGCTCGCACATCGGTGTCGCCGCTCTGGGCGATTGCCGCCACGGTGATCTGAAACTCTTCCTCGCGGCCTGTGCCGAGGTCGGACCAGCCGCCCACGGACTGTGCTGCCTGGAAGTCACCGTTGGGATCGCCGTCCCAGCCGACGATCAGCCAGTCCAGGACGGCATCCTCGGTCACCTCCGGGCCGTCCGCCACACGCACGTTCGCCAGCTCGGCGTCTGCCTGTCCGAGCTCCACCAGCCGGTCGATGACCTCGGGTACTCGTGATCCCATCTACTCCGCTCCAGGGGGAAGTCGGTCCGGCTCCAGCAGCTGCAGGGCGCGGTTGGGTACGGCGTACCCGAGGCCAGGGATGAGCTCGGTGACGTTGTAGTCCTGGCCGCCGCCGGCCAGGCCGCCGCGGTTGCCCCGCTGGGTGAGCCAGAGGTGTTCGAGGATGATCCGGGCGGCGCCGCTGATGTTCTCCGCGATGACCGTGCGTCCGGCTCGATAGGTGAAGCGAAGCCGCCCGGAGAGCCTGCCGCCGTCCAAGCGGAAGACTTCCCCGGTGGACCCGTCCACGCCCAGGTCGTCCGGGCTGTAGGCGGCGGCTCCCGTCAGGACGGAGTCGACGGCCGTGACCGCGATGACGGGCGTGCGTCGCAGCACGACCGCCGCGGCGTTGCGGACCTGGTGCTGCTCGGTGAACGAGCGCGCGGTGACCGGCCCGACGTAGTACTCCACCGCCAGGGTGGTCGCGTTGTTCCAGAACCGGACTTCGTCGTCGTCCTTGGTGCTCTTGAGGTTCAGGTGGTCTCTGGCGTCGGCCAGCGACAGGATCGCCGGGGGCGCCGCCTCCTGCACGTCGAACACGTCGGTATACGCGGCGGCGGGCCCGGTCCACACCCAGCGCACCGCATGTCGTCCTGGGGCCGTGGTGACGTAGTCGGCCTGGTAGCGGCCGGTGTCCGTCTCGGTGATGGCCGGGGTGACGTTCGTCCCGTCCGGCAGGGTGACCGTCACCGTGGCCGTCACCGCGGTGGTGAGGGTGCCGCCCGGGTCACGGCACTCCGCAGTCAGGCGCGCCGTCGCGCCGAGATCGAACGGCACGGCCGGCCTACTCGCCGCTGTCGATGATGGTCTTGCGCTTCTTCCCGGCGGCCTCGGCCGTCAGGACCCGCTGACGCTCGGCCTCGTCGGCGTTCTTCAGGTACGCGAGGACCTCAGGCGCCTGATGCTCGCTCGGGTCGAACGGCGTCGTCTCGGTGGGTGGGGTCAGGGCCCGGGGCTCTCCCGGGTCGGCCGTCGCCTGCTCGGTCCGAGGACGGCGCGCGAGGTGCGCGTCCACGGACTCGAACGCACTCTCGCGGCCCTTCACGACCGGGTCGTCATCGGCGACGATCTGCCCCGCTTTCACCACGCGCGGCGCACCTTTCGGGCCGTAGGCGGCGAAGGACCTCTTACTCCGCAGTGCCATGGGTTTCTCCAATCTGGGCACGTCGGCGGGCCCCACCCCGGAGTCGTGAGGTGGGGCCCGCAGAATGCACCTACGGTCAGACGGCGGTCGCGACGTTGAGCATCCGGAACGCGGCGTCGTTCACGGAGTCGGCACCGACCCGGTACCAGGCGTACCAGCCGCGCTGCCCGGTCGGCCGGCGGTTGGCGCCGACCAGGTGCGGGATGAACTCCACGGTCATGCCGATTCGGTCGGCGATCACGTAGTGCTCGAAGTCGCCGAGGATGAGGATGCGGTTGTCGCCCGCCGCGGCCGGGTCGAAGGAGGCGTCCATGGCCTCGGCCTCCAGCGCCGGGCGTCCGACCAGCTGCGCAGGAACGTCCGCGCCGATCCGCTCCCACAGCTCCGCACCGCCGTTGGTGTCGAACTGCCGCACCAGGTTGTAGATGCCGCGGTTCGCCAGCCAGGAGGCGTTCGCCCTCCAGCGCGCGGGCAGCGCACCGTCCATGGCGTAGATGTCGGCCGACTCGAACGTCTCGGCCGTCACCGGGTCGATCTCGCTCGCGGTGCCCGTCAGCGCGGTCACGATGCCGGTCGGCTGCTTGGTGCCGGTACCGGCGATGAACGCGTTCGCCTCCAGGTCGTCCTTGCCGAACGCGAGCAGGCGGCCGACCTCCATGGTGACGTTCTCGGCGTCGTCCATCGCCTCGATGGAGATGGGCACGAACCCGTCCGCCTTGTGGACCGGCACCTCAGGCTGCCCGAAGGCCGGGGCGTTGTCCCCGGCCTCGCTGCCCTCCTCGGCCCACCGCCACTGGACGGCGCCCGCCGAGACGCCGTGCCACACGTCGCCGGTGGCGACGACCTGCCGGGCGGCCTGCCGGATCTGGTTCCGGGACCCGTTGGACGTGATGATCACCGTGGGGTCGAGCTGGAACGGCACCAGGTAGCCGCCGGCCGTGTCGGTCAGCGACATGGCACGCTCCAGGGCCCGCTGCTCCTCCGGGGACATCATGTGCCCGCGCCCACCGGCCAGCTTGGACCAGGCCCGCAGGTACTCCGGGCTGGACGTGGCCAGGCACATGCGGGCGATCGTGCCGCGCTTGTCGTCGAACCGCTCGATGATGCTGGTCGCCGCCGACCGGATCGGGTCGTTCGCGGCGGCCATCTTCTCGACCGCGGCGAGCGCCCGCGCCTTCAGCTCGACACCGACCTGCTCCGGGGACCGGTCGAACGTGCGGACCTCCGTCAGATCCCACGGGTTGCGGAACCGCCTGTCCTCCACGGAGTCGGGGTTGAGGATCGGGTCCTCGTTGTAAGCGCGGCCGGTGGCGGCGCTGCCCGGCACGACCGCGACCGCGGCCGGCGGCCGCCCAGTCGTCTGGGTCGCGGCGCGCACGCGCTCCAGTGCGCTGCGGCGCTCCAGCTGACGGCGGTGGTCGTCGACCTCGGCGAACTCGGTCGTCAGCTCGTTGAACTCACGCTCGTCGTCATCGGTCAGTGTGTCGCGCTGCTCCAGCTCTTCCAGCCGGGCGCGGATCTCACGCAGGCGGATGACGGCCTGCTGGTGCGAAAGCTGAAGCTGTGGCATCAGCTCGTCTCCTTCGTGTCGATGGACGCCAGTACGCCGTCCATCAGCTCGCCGATTTCGGCCAGCTGAGAGCGCATGCGGACTGTGCGGGGAGAGGGCGACGGGTGCCCATCGGCGGGCGGCGCGTCTGTGGTGCTGGGTGCCGTCGGGTGCCCGGGTGCGGGCGGCGCGACGGCGGATCGTTCGGCCGGGTGCCCAGGCTCGGGCGGCGCGGCCGTCTGCTGCTGGCGGAGAGCCTCACGCACGGCGGCGCTGAGCTGCTCCGGGTCTTCGGTGCCCGCCACTGTGACGACGAGGCTGGGCGGGGAGTCTTGCCGGTACAGCAGGGCGGTGGCGACCTCGCGGCGTAGTGCCGGGTCGTCGGGGACCTGCGGCGCCAGCGCGGCCGCGTCGCGGGCGAGGGAGGCCCGCAGGCGGGCGCGGGAGTCGCTGTCGTCGACCAGGCCGTGCGCGACGTCCCGGGCTCGCACCGACACGGACGTACCGACATAGGCCGGGAAGACGACAGGACCGAGCTCGCGGCACTTCAGCTCGATCAGCTCGCGCTGCAGCGGCCCACGGTCGCCAGGCATCCACAGCAAGTCCAGCACCTCGTCCGCCTTGACGAGCTTGCCGTTGACGTCCCGCCACTCCTCGCGGACCACCTCGAACCGGAAGCTCATGCCGTTCACGGTCTTCTCGGCGATCGCGTCGCGGATCGGCTGCATCAGCCAGTTGTCGGTGATGCGCGCCTCGACGAACAGGCCGTCGTCGTCCTCGCGCAGGTCGGCGATCGCCCCGATCGGGATACTCCCGATCAGCGGGTGACGGCCGTGGTCGAACTGAAGCACCGGGATCTGCTCGCGGATCGTCTTGCGGAAGGCACCCTTGCGGATGGTCTCGGTGAAGTGCCCTTCCCACGAGTTGATCTCGGTGGCCTGACCGAAGACGGCGGCGTAGCCGGACAGCGTCCGGCCGTCGCCCTCCTCGTCGCTGTCGGCGCGCTGGAGCTGGAACGGAGCCGACCGCATCAGGTCGCGGGCGACGGACTGCATGGCGGGCATCTCAGGCCCCTCCCTCGATCGGTCGGATGGCGTCATGGAGCGCGGCGGCCAAGGCCCGCGTGCGGGCATCGGACGGCGGCGCCGAAGTGCCGGGCGCCTGAAGCTGCACAGAGAACAGGCCGGTGTGCACCAGCAGACTCCAGTCGCTGGCGGTGACGGCCGCCATCACGGACTCCGGGGTGTATCCGGCGTCGACCAGCGTGCGGATCGTGCGGGACTGCAAGCCCTGGATCTCGGCCGCGTCCCGGGCGTCCTCCCGCAGGAACGGCACGTCGCGGGCGTCGTACCAGAGCCGCACCGCGCCGGACGTGCCGCCACCGGGCGGCCGGACCAGCCGGGAGAAGGACCCGGCGGCGTTCTGCCACAGCGGGTGGATCGTGCCGTCCGCGAAGCGCCGGCGGGCCTGCCCATAGTTGCTGTACGTCGCGGCTTGGAGGCCCTCGGACAGGCCGACGATAATGGGAGGCACCCCGGCCGCCGCAGCGATGCGGGTCTCGCCGGCGCCCTGGACCTTCGCGAAGTCGAGCTGCTTGAAGTCCGCGCCGACGACCGTGACGTCCGCGCCGCCGCCCAGGTACAGCGTCTTGTACGCGTTCTCGACGCCCCGGTGGTTGGCCTCCATCTTGGCCTTGAACTTGGCGAACGCCTCCGGGCTCACCTCGCGGGCCAGACGCACGACCATGTTCGGTGTCGCGGCGTTCTCCAGAAACTTCCGCTTGTGCCGGGCCATCAGCCCGTCGTTCTGCACCTCGCGGATCACCGGCGTCAGCCAGGACATCCCGCGGTACGTCGCCAACGGATCAGGCACGGGCGCGAAGTGCGCCACCTCGTCCGCGAGCAGCGCGACCGGCTCCTCGCCGGGCTCCTGGTAGATGTAACCCAGCTTCCGCCAGCCGAGGTGACCGCCGCGGTGCTCGCGGCGTTCCAGCACGATGTACACCCAGTCCGGCCGCATCCGGACCACCTCGTTGTCGAGGCGCGTCCAGTACGCGTTGCCCGCCAGGTCGGCGTCCTGGATATCCCGGGAGAGCAGGTCCTGCGTCGTCCCGCCCGGCCACGGCTCCTCCAGCAAGCGCAGCTCCGACGAACCGAACATGGCGGAGGGGGTGCCGTTGTTCAGCCGCTGCCACGTGAACCGCGGCGCGGAGAACACCATCTGCCGAGCGACCATGCACGCCCAGATGACGGGGTTCGTCGCGAACAGCTGCGCGTACCCCGGCAGGTCCGTGGGCGCCTTCTCTGCGGCCTGTCCGGGCTGGGTCTGGGTAATGCCGAGTGCCGAGAAGCCGCCGTACCCCAGGGAGTCCTGGAGCGCCTGCGCGTAGTCGTCGATCGTGCTGATCGCCCGGGACTCGGTACGGGAGCGGGAGGACCGCCACAGGTTCACCACGGGCCCTCACCTCGGCTTTCCTTCGGCGGGGCCACGTCCATCAGCAGCAGGCAGTAGGCCCCCAGACCGAGGCCGGCCGTCATCAGCGCCGCCGCCAGGTCGACGGCGAGCCCGATCCCGACGGTGAACAGCCCGCCGCCTGCCACGACGCCCGCACGGGCGAGCGCGGTACGCGTCATCCGAATTCGGCCCACGGCTCCACCTCCTCCTCCGGCTCCTCGACTTCCGCCGAGAGGCCCCACCGGGCGTTCGTGGCCGCGACCAGCGGCGTGATATCCACCCCGACGCCACGGCGGGCCCACGCCCATGCGTCGCCGAGGTCTCGTTTCCTCGCGCCGGCCAGCGCGGTGGCGAGCGGCGCCTGGTCCAGGTGCACGATCCTGCTGGCGGCGACCGCGTCGTAGAACTGGCCGACTGCCCGCACGACGTCTCTGGTCTTCATCTCGACGACCGGAGCCAGGAGCTGGGGCTCCTCGTCACCTTCCGCGTCCTCCTCCGGGTCGACCTGCAGACCCTTCTTGAGGTCGCGGATCAGCGAACCCGCCGGACTGCCCGTGTCGATCACGAAGCACCGCGGGTGCCACTTCTCTGCCAGCTCCCGGGCCCGCTTGACCACCCAGTCCGTGCCGGGCCGGTTGTCGACGACCTCGACGTGCACGGCCTCGCCGCTCTGGCCGGCCACACAGATGCTCGCGTGGCTGCGCTCCGGCGTGACGTCGATGGCGAACGCCACCGGGTCGGCGGGCTGGCTGTCGCCGTCCGTCAGCGCTTCCCAGGCGTCCTTGCCAATGACCGCCCAGGCGTCGCCCTCCTCGGCCGGGTACTCGCCGACGCCGAGCCGCTCGCGGGCGTAGCCGTCCTTGCTGAGCGTGGCCCGCTCGTTGGCGACCTTCGCCAGCGTCAGCCGGTAGCCGAGCGCCGGGTTGGCCTTACGCACGGCCTCGTCGGACGCTGGATCGTCGTGCTTGTCGCAATCCTTCGGGCACTCCTTGACGTGCAGGTCCGCCGACCACTCCATGTAGGCCAGGGACGGGTCCGGCACGCCGGCCTCGATGGCGGCGAGCGCGCGGCGCCTGAGCCGCGCCAGCTGCACGGATTGGGGGCCGATGCCCGCCGAGCCCAGGTACCAGATCTGCGGGTCCTCGATGGCGGCCATCGTGGGCAGCAGCGCGTCCATCTCGTTGTCGCCGAGGATCATGTCCTCGTCCATCATGTTGCAGTGCCCGCTGAAGCCGCGGCCGCTGCCTTTGCTGCGGGCGATGAACCGCAGCATGCGGCCGTCGTGCAGCTCGATGCTCTCCTCGCCCGTGGTCTGCCAGTACCGCTTGACACGTTTGTGCAGGTCAGGGCATCCCCGGATGAGGCGTTCGATCCGGCGGAACGCGTTCTTCGCCGTCTTGAATTCGTGGGCGCTGTGGAGGATCAGCTCCTCGCCGCCGATGAACAGGCCCCACAGCTCGCGGGCCTCGATGATGCCGCCCTTGCCGTTCTGGCGAGGGACGTTGACAGCGATTTCGAAGGCGGCCCAGGACCCGTCGGGCTTCTCGGCCATGCCGACGCGGAGCACGTGCTGCTGCCATGGGTCCAGCTTCAGCCCGGCCTTGGCCGCGAGGTCGATGGCCTCCTGTCCGGCGCTGCTCGCCGAGGGCGGCGCGGTCTGGATCGGCGGTTCCTGCCAGCCATACACGCGGCTGTCGTCAGTCCCCGGAGGCCTGCTGCTGGGCGGCTGCTCGGCGCTTCGCTCGCTGCTCAGCAATGTCATCGACCGCGTCCCCCTTCGACTCGACGGGCGCGAGCTTGCGCAGGTCGTTCATGATCGAGCGGAGCTTGTCCGCGCCGGTCGCCTTCTCTGGCAGGGATTCCGCTACGTCGATCGCCTCGGCGAGAGCGAGGGCGACGGCCGCCATTCCGGGCGAAGTCTCGTCGGCGCGAAGATCGTCGAGTTCGGCAGCGATCTCGGAGGCGACGGTCATGATCACCTCCAGTCGTCACACAGTGTCGCGTCACTCTGTGTGACGGCCTGCTAATTCAGTCGAACCGAGTTCGCGGTGATTAGGGCCAGGATTTGGC